CCCTTGGTTGTCGGGATGCCGAACCGATCGGTCTGCGATTTAACCAGAGCTTCCGCCGGGTCTAGCGCGTTTGTGGCTTGCCGCTTAAATTCCTTGGCCAGCTCGGTATCGACCAAATTTGGATCGATGCCGTTCTTTTCGAGCAACGCTTTCCCGCGTGGCGTCAGCTTTCCATCCGGCGTGACCAGAGAACGATCGCCAATCATTCGGCGGATGAACGGACCGGCCACACGGCCGAGCAATTCGCCACCCGCACCGAGCGCGCCGGACACCGCCGCGCGGGTCGTATCAAGCGGCTGTTTGGAACCAAGACTTTGGGCCGCGATATCCTGCGCAACGCTCGTGCCGGCTGCGCCAACGCCTTGCGCAACCATGTTGCCCACCGTGCCAAGGCCGCCGGCCACCTTACCGACACCATACGCCGTTGCCATGTAAGGCAGCGCCGATCCGATCGCCCGGTTTACATCCTTGCTATCGAGACCGGGTTGATTAACATAGGCTTGCTGTGGCTTGCCATCTTGGCCGCGAAACTCAATGATTTCATAGCCGTTGGCATCCTTGAAGCGGCGCATAAACCTGTCGCCGAGAGACTTCTGATAGATATCACCATATCCGGCATCATTGGCCCCTGACATTTCTGCGTAAGGATCGATTATGCCTGATGCATCCTCGATGCTTGGCAAGCCCTTGAATTTTGGATCATGCTTGCCGGCCACTGCCGTCTAGGCGCTTTGCGCCATTCCCGCAGCGCTATCAACAACCGGCTTTACATATTCCTCATATGCCGTTTTAGGTTGCTGCTTCCATTGCGACACCTGCTCGGCCGTAACCCCTTCCGAAGCAAGATAGGCTGACACATGCTCATCAGGCGCCTTAGCCTGGAACATGCGTTTCAGGTTTCTGTCGATCTTCTCGAAATCAGCCATCATTCAAGCCCGTACTGGCTGCGAAGCGCGCCGATCGGAACGCCAGCAGTGGGCGATCGAGGCGGTTCTTCACCGGCTGCGCGAAGCTGAGCGATCAAGCCGGAGAACTGCTGCGCAAATCTTTGATCAACCTCACCGAGTGCTTGATAGACATTCGCATCGATCCGGCCACGGTTCTGGCGCGCATATTCTCTAATCGCTTTCGACTTTGCAATCTGGTATTCTTTTTGGAGCATACCGAGCGCAATGATCTGCCTGTTGCCGTCCGGTGAATTTGCCAGACCGGGCGCCATCTCGACCAAGAACCGCCTGTCGGAATCAGACATAGGCCCCTCCAGATTATCCTTGAGCGAGACCGCAATCCCCTTGGCAAGATTTTGCACCACTTCGCCGGACGACACGCCGGCCACGGGAACACCAAAGAGTGTTTGCGCCGCCTTCTTTAGCGACAGCACGGTGTTCCCGCCCGTGCCCGTGTAAAGGTTTGGATCTGACATTGCACTGCGCATCACGCGCAGATTGTTCAAATCACGCTGCGCAGTTGCCCCGGATTCCTGACTTTCTATAAACAGCTTTGCATTGTTCTCAGCAAGTTTTTTGTCGTAAGCCGTTTCACCTGCACCCACATTCACGTTAGTTGTGGGCCTGCCTAGCTCCCTATAGCGCGCCATTGCAGGATCGATTTGACCCTGTGGACCAGCCCACCAAGGCCGCGCCGGTCCTTGCGATGCTTTCTGCCTTTGAAAGTCAAACTGCTGCGCTCTCAGATTGTAGTCTCTGAGGCTGTTCGCTTCTGCCTTGTTGGCCTGTGCTTGACGCCAGTCCATGTCTTCTTTGCGCCAGTCCGCCTGCCTCTCAGCGTCGAACTGCTGGTTCATGCCTTGGCGATACTGGTTAAGCGCGTTCGTCATCGGCGCCGTGTTGATCCTTAGCGCACTTTGCGGAAGCAAATAGTTGACCATCAGATCATCCCAAGAAATTCATGCCGGTGAGCATGTTGCCGAACGGTGACGTTTTACTTTTTCCGGGTGTGAAGCCGCTTATCAGCGTTCCGCCGATCGCCAGCCCATTGTTAAACGCAGTGTTTCCAGTGCCGGCCTGCCCTATGAGTGAACCCGCCTCCGCATTGCCCCTTCCCGTGTATAGATTGGCAAGCTGCTGGCCGGTGTTCATGTCGATATTGGAAAGCTGATTGGCAACGCCTAAACCTTGCGCGCCAAGGCCCTGCAACCTGTTAAGCCGATCCATGGTGTATGACCGGCCGGCTTCCATCCCAACTCGATGTCTGGCCTTAGCGGCAAAACCGCTATTGCCAAGGCCCATTGACGACGCACGCCTTTGTGCAGCGTCAACGGCTCTGTCTTCATCATAGCCGCGTTGCGGGTCTGCCTGATACGTGTTCCAATAGCTTTGCTGAGCGTCTTGACCATTGACGCCGAGCGCATCGGTGTATTGCCGGTAAGCCGCATCGCCACGGTTCTGGTATGGCGTCAGATAGTTTTTAGCGCTGCTGCTATGGTCGTTGATGGACTGAATGCCGTTATTGTATCCGGCCACCTGAGCGGCACCAGCATCCCGGATTTTGCCGCGCTGCCAGCTACCTGTGAATTCACCCCAGAAGCTCATCAGCTACCCTCCTGCAATTCACGAATGATTGCCTCGACCGTTCGGAGCCATTGCAAAAGCTCCGGTGGGATGTTTTCCAACTGGGGAAGCGGCGGCAATGGTGTTGGCATCAGAACCTCGGCGTGAGCGCATTGGGAATGCGTTGCATTGGGCTGTATTCGTTATTGTAAGCATCTCGGGCTGGTTGTCGCACAGCCCTGTCCGCTAGGTATTCACCCGCCATCATGGCGCCCGCGCCGACGGCGCCCGTTGCCAAGGCTCCAGGTCCAGTGGCACCGCCCAAACCAGCACCCATAGTCCCCCCAAGAAAGCCCGACATTCCCGCCCCGTAGAGACTCATATCCCTTGGCGGCATTGGGTTCTCCCACCAGTTTAGCGGATAATATTGAGGCGCCGAAGCAACAGTATACATATTTCCCGGTCCATATTCGGAATTCATTGGTTTTCTGCCATTCATCGTCATGCCCTCAATGGTTCAGCATCAACGGCCATTCCCGTGATGCCCTTTGCAACTTTGGCTGATACGCTCAACTCGAACTGAAACCCGTCTTCTCGCGACTTACCGAAGCGGCGCATTTTGATGCGCTTCAATCTCTGACCGGCTGCGCCGAGACTTTCATGACGCACGGCAGACCAATTGTTCCCGCCGTCGAAGGAATGCCGCACGGCCAATTGCGGGTTTGAATCGTCAGTGTCAGAACTCACCGCGCCAACACCTGCAATCGCGTCAACGAACAGGTGGTTGATCTTCACGCCCCTTGGATAGCCATGCACACTGGGCGGCTGCACCGTCATCACAAGCGGTTGGCCTGCTTCATCATATGCCGTATCGGACATTTCATAGAGCGTGCCAGTCGTAGCATCTGCAGCGATTGCCTTGCCTGCAAACCGGCACACATCCCCGATCCGCCAAGTGTTGCTGTTGTGGCTTCGCCGCTCGTGCCAGAAGTTCGTGTAAAGGTCATAGACCCAGCACCAGTTTGCATGGCGGATAGCATAGAATGAATGCTTCCCGCGTGCCCAGCCAAACCCCTTGATTGTCGATTTATCCGTGACACTCGAAATCGCGTCCGTAACGGCATTATTTGACACCACCTGCCCGCCATAGCCAGATCTGGCGCGAACCTGGTTTTCATGGTCGATCCACAACACCGTTTCGCCAACACGGGCAGCGCTTGCACCGGCCACCGTGCCAATCTGTTTGGTTGCCACCCGCGCAAATGAGAAATCAGCCGATCCGACATTGCGCCACCACTCAACCGATTCCGAACCGATCAGCATGGCCTCGCGTTCGTGTGCGATGATGCGCACCAGCTCGTCCGGGTAGCTTTCTGCATTGGCCGTTTCGAGCGCGTCCCATGAGCGCATATTGTTCTGCGCAGAGACTTGCCAATAACCGCGCCCGGCTGATGTCAGTGTGTAGTCATCAACCACGGCCAAAGAATTAGGGCCGCGCAAATTGTCGTCCTGGTATATTTCAAATAGGCCGTTGTCGATCACGCCAAACACGCCATCTGATGCAATGCCGACCTGCTGCCCCGTGCCGCGACTGTTGGCTGCCATATACACAGGGCCATCTGTCGGGATGCCGCCAAGAACGGTCGCCGTGCCGGTCAGGTCCACTGAGTAGACAAGTCGTCCAGCCACGACATAAAGCGCCGACGATAGCGGCAGCATGGCCCTCACACCTTCCGACGTGCCAAGCGTTGCAAACGATGTCAGGCCATCGCTCGCATAAAGCGGCCATTGCATCTTTCCCTCGGCGCCGGCATGCTCGGCATAGCAGTTGATCAGCCGCGTGTTACCGTCTTGGCCGTAGCGAGCTGGATTGGATGACGTACCAAGGGAAATCGAACGAATTGCCATGATCAAGATGCCAACGTAATTGTTACGACGCCATTCTCGCCGGCATTTGCACCAGATACTGCATCGCCCGCGTTTGGATATCCTGCAGGTTGTCCTGACGGTGCATTTAGTCCCGACCCACTTGTTTTGTTGCCTGTCAGAGACCCATCCAAAAATGAACTACCGCCTCCACCAGCACCATAATAACCGCCGCCAGAACCGCCACCATAATAACCGCCGCCGCCTGTCCCAGCGGCATTATCGCTCGCAGATTGACTATCCCCGCCGGCATATTTGGCGCCAGACCCGCCCGTTCCAGTACGGCCAACGCCGCCAGCGCCGCCAGCAGACTGCGTGCCTCCACCGCCGCCACCGTCTAGGCTAACATACGTCCCACCGGCAACGCCGGTTATTGCACCGCCTTCGCCTGCGACTGCTGCTGCTGATCCGCCTCGCGATGGCCCGCCGCCACCTGCACCGGCAATAGCCAAGTAAGTGCTACTAGCATCATTGAGATTCGCAGTTGTTGTGCCACTGCTTACGAGGGAAGATGTTACCGCAAACCGAGACGATCCCCCGCCTGAACCCCTGTCTTCACCGTTATATGTAACGCCCTGATGAGCGCCACCATCCGGCCATCCCCCGGCAAGATTTGTGTCCGTGCCATTTTGGCCTCCTTCGCCAACTGCTATGGCGTACTCCGTTCCACCCACCATTGTATAATCAGAAAAATCGACCTTTGCAGCCGCACCGCCCCGGCCTTCTGCTGACCCGCCGCCGCCGCCCCACAACTCAACATCAACAACAATAGAAGAGCGCGGCGTAACCCTGTGCACTTTATCCGCCTGATAGGCCAACACTAGCGGCCCTGTCGCAAGGTCATGCGTTCCAGTTGAATCATCAGCATAAGTGATGTCTAATACCGTAGAATTACCACCACCAACTGCAAATCCAATAAGATTGCTTATTTTAAGCATCCGGCCACACCACAATTACCGCACGCACCTCTTCATTTGATTGGGCTGCATTGATCAAAGCAGCCGCTTGGTTGCTCGCATCTCGAATACTCTTGATGAGCGCCCATGCGGCTGATGCAGATGCATAAATGGATTGTTCGGCACTCGGCCATCCTGCCGGGTCCGCGCCATAGGTCGTAGCCATTTCCAAGCCAAGCGCTAAAGCGTTGCGCTGCTTATATTCCGGCATGATTGACAATATCCGCGCCCCGGCATCTGCATTGATTGCGTCGATCCGCGTTGCCTTCGCAGCGTCAAGCGATTTCTCCTCAATCGTCCATGCAATAAAAACTCGATCCACCTCGATCGTTTCGCTACGCACGAGATTTTGCGTTGCAACATCATAATTCGGCTGGCCATCAGCCTCGATCGGGCGCCAGGTTGGGCCACCATCTGAAGCTATGGTCGATGTTGGCGCGATCTTCGTTTCACGTGAAACGATCTCGCCGTTCACTACTTTGGCGTAAATCATGAGTCGTTCGTCGCATCCACTGTGTAATGTATCTTGACGCCCATCAGCCGGGCATCGCCGGTCATAGTGTCAGATCCATCGTTTGCGTCTCGATAAACTCGAAAAGCCACGTACTCCTCAGCGCCAGGCGATCCCGCAACCGTCATCGCCGACGTTTCGGCCGTGATAATCACGTCGCCGGCCGTCGCTTCTGCAGCATCCGTAACCGTCACCGCCGTCCCAAATGCAGTATCCAGCGCATCCGAATTGGCAAACGCCACCGCCTGGATGCCCCAAATACAGTTGCCGCTCGTTGCGGTCGTTTGCCAAATGAACTGCACGATGAGCGTGCCCTCATCCCACGATTTCGGCATCTGCACTTGGAAATGACCATATTCGTCGGTGCTGTCGTCAAAATCGAGAACCGCAACATTTACAGCATTAGTAGTTGTCTCGATTTGCGCAGACGCGGCACCGTTGGTCGTAGCAGACAAGATTGCACCGGCAGGCACGAAAATTGTCTCTTGACCGACACCAAGCACCGGAATATCTCCGACTTCGCCATATCCATCGGTGTTGGTTGCCGAAACATCCGTGACCGGGAATCGATCAGTTGCCGCAAGTGTGATCTGCGACTTATCTTTCCACCGGACATTAGCCATTAGGCACTAGCCACTTGGAAATACCCGCCAGCGGCAAGCTGGATGGTGAAGTCAGCACCATCAACCGCCGTTACATCGGCCGGCGCGTTGTCGAGAAGGCAATATGCCATGATCTTGTCGGTTGACTGTGGAACGCCGGAACCGGCCGCGACATGCACCAACACCGCATAACGCGCGGTAATCGAACCGCCCGCGGCTGTCCATGCAGGGTCTACACTGTCGAATGTGACCGTGCCGCTCGATTCCGTCCATGTCACAGTGCCAGGAAAATCGCCGCCCGTGGTGTAGCCGTTGCCGTTCGCAACTTCACTGGCCGAAACGTCCGCATAGGTCGAATGCGTCAGTGCGGGCGTGTATCCACTTGTCACGAGGATGACGGAGAAAAACGCATCGCCCGCGTCGAGGTCTATCGTCCCGTCTCCAATGTATTCCTTGGTCTTGTTATAGACCACCCATGCGTCAGCTGCCATGTCTGCTCCTTAAACGATGCCGTAAGAGTTGCCGGACTCGTCAACGTATTGATTGCTTGAGCCATCCACCATGGTATCCCCGTTGAGGATCGTTGGCGTTTGGCCGGTGTAGGTAATCGACGCGGCGGCCGGTGTAATCGTAATGCTGGCCACGACGTTTGGCGCTGCCGTGCTGTACTGGATGCTTGCGGCGGCAGGGCTGATGATCTGATCAATTACAGCGACCGGCGCGGCCGTTGCATAAGTGATCGCTTCGGCTGCCGGGCTGATAATCTGATCAACAACGATAGTCGGTGCCGCTGTCGTGTACTCGATGCTGGCTGACGCTGGCTTCGGCACCTGATCAACGAACACATCCGGCGCAGCGGTCGTATATTCGATCGACGCGGATTCAGGCAGTACATTGATGCCGATAACAACAGTCGGCGTTGCGGTTGAATACTCAATGCTGGCCGATGCCGGACGCAGAATGTCGTCAACAACGACGAACGGCACCTGACCCGTGTAAGTGATCGACCCGCTTGCTACAAATATCGGGATAGTTGGCGCGGCGGTC